GAACAATATTGGCGGGCTTGGCTTGGGTATGCAGAGTATCTATGGTCAGTATCCTGTAGCAGTGCGTACCTTAGATAGTTATATCTTTGATAACGTGGGATTCATCAAGATTGATGTTGAAGGCTACGAACTTGAAGTATTGAAAGGTGCTGTAGAGACTATTGCTCGATGCAGACCTATTCTTTACATCGAGGATGATCGGATTGATAAGAGTAGAGAATTGCGTGAATTTATAGTATCTTTAGACTATACAATTGAGGAGCATCAGCCTACATTGTATCGCGAGAATAACTTCTTTGGTTTAAAGAAAAATATATGGGATAAGAACTATGCGTCGCATAATCTTATTTGCTGGCCATGCTTTTAGTAAGCAGAGATGACATTGATCGTATTGAGATAACTGAGTATAGTGCAGCCGAAAGATTCATTAAGCTGCCAATCACAAACTACTTGAAGTTATTGACTTTTGACGGCAAGGTAGTCTACGATGAGTTAAACCGGCCACAAACTGCGTTGATTAACGCTGTGAACAGCCCTAAATACAGATTCATCTGTGCTGCGCTGTCTAGGCGGCTAGGCAAGACGTTTATCGCCAATATCATCGGGCAGCTAGTAGTTTTGATTCCCGGTAGTAATGTACTGATTATGTCCCCTAACTATAATCTATCAGCTATTAGTTTTGAACTACAGCGCAAGTTGATTAAGCACTTCGACCTAGAAGTGGAGAAAGATAATCTGAAGGATAAAGTTATCGAGCTTGCCAACGGGTCAACGATACGTATGGGATCGTTGTCCACAGTCGACAGTTCGGTAGGTCGATCATACAATCTAATTATCTTCGACGAAGCAGCTCTAGGGTCAGATGGTGAGGCGGCTTTTAATGTGTCGTTGCGACCAACCCTAGATAGGGCAAATTCCAAAGCTATCTTTATTTCTACTCCTCGTGGTAAGCACAATTGGTTTAGTAAGTTCTGGCAGCGTGGGTTTGAGGAAGATTATCCAGAATGGGTATCTTTACAAGCTGACTACACTGAGAATGACCGAATGACTGAGGCTGACGTTACTGAGGCTAGGCGGTCAATGTCTAAGGCGGAATTTGATCAAGAATACCTTGCATCATTTAACACCTTCGAGGGTCAAATCTTCGCATCCTTTGATAGTTCACAGATTGTAGAATTCGAGCACTCCGATGGGCTAGAATATATTGCTGGATTAGATCCGGGCTACCGTGACCCTACAGCTTTTGTAGTTGTAGCGTATGACCCTAAAATTGATAAGTTTCATGTGGTTGACGAATATCAGGAAAGCGAAGCTACAACTGAGGGTCATGCTGCAGCTATTAACGAGTTAGTAATGAAGTATGGGATTGAGTCAATCTTCATAGACTCGGCAGCAGCTCAGTTTGCAGGAGACTTAGCATATACCTATGACATTGCGTCTATTAAAGCTAAGAAGCAGGTTCTAGAAGGTATCGCCTATGTTCAGACTATAGTAGATCAAGGCAGGCTCTTAGTAGCTCCGCATTGTACTCATACTTTAAAAATGTTAGACCAATATCAATGGGATAAGAATACTGCTCTACAGCGGGAAAAACCTAACCACGATATGAACTCTCACATTGCTGACGCACTACGTTATTGCCTATATACCTTTACGCTATAACCCCTGAAAGCCCTTGTGTTTTCAGGGGCTTTTTATTGGGGTATACAAAAATTTTACATGTTGACAGCTATATGCCTAGATGATATAATAAGGAAATTAAAAACTTTGGTACATAAATGGCTAAGAATACAGGCAATAATCGCATACCTATTAAGTGGGTTAGAGATCGGGCTAAAGCAGCTTACGATAAGAAGGATTATTGTTATATCTGTAACACTGAAGTCGACCTAGAGTTGCATCATACCCATAGCCTAACTTTATTGTTAAATAACTGGGCTAACAAAAGTAATTACGATATTTCCACAGACGAAGGCATTCTAGCCGTAAGAGATCAGTTTATCGAGGTACACCATAAGGAAATCTACGAAGACGTCTATACTCTATGTAATAGGCATCACGTAGCTTTACACGGCGTATACGGTAAGGCCCCATCCCTTATTAGTGCTAGCAAGCAGAATGTGTGGATCGACAATCAAAAGGCGAAGTTAGAATCTGGATACATTGAGCCAATTAAAGCTCATAAGTCTATATCACCTTTCTCGCAGTTTTATTAAGGAATATAATGACTTGGTATAAACCACAAACTTGGTTTGCAGACGTAGAGAAATTGAATCCAGCGCAAGAAATGATTAGCCGTGAACAGGGTGTGTTTATTAACACCGATGCGGTCATTACCTATGCTCAGGCTTTTAACAAACTCGAAACTGTTAACCGCGGCGTTAATATGATAGTTAGTGCTGCATCTAGCCTAGACTACGATATTAAAGACAAAGCTGCCCCCGGCGTCTCCTCAGGTGTTCGCCAAAAGACATTAAATAGCTTGTTGAACTATACGCCTAACCCGTATCAGTCATCACAAGACTTTAGAAACAATTTATTCCTAGATTTCATTCTAGAGGGTAATATCTTTATTTACTATGATGGTGTGCATTTATATCACTTGCCCGCATCACATGTAACTATTGAAACAGATACGAAAACTTTCGTTAGTATGTACACATACAATAGAACGATTACTTTTAGGCCTGATGAAGTTATTCATATCAAGGACTTAAACAGTAGCTCTATTTATCGTGGCACTAGTCGTTTAGTTTCCGCTGATCGTAATATCAAGATCTTGTACAAGATGCAGACCTTCCAAGAGCAGTTCTTCGAGAATGGCGCAATCTCAGGTTTGATTTTTACGTCAGAAAATACATTGAGTCAGATTGCCAAAGACAAGACTATTGCTAACTGGCAAGCTCGATATAGTCCTAAGAATGGTGCTAAGCGCCCCATGATCTTAGATAGCGGATTAAAGCCTTTCGCTAGTTTATCAGAATCATTCAAAGAAATGGATTTTGATACTTCTATCAAGACGCATGACGCTAAGATCTTAAAAGCACTAGGTGTACCCCCTATTCTATTAGATGGCGGTAACAATGCTAATATCAGTCCTAATCTTCGGTTGTTCTATCTAGAAACTGTTCTACCAGTTGTACTTAAGTTTACTTCTGCATTAGAGCGTTATTTCGGATATGATATTGCACCCATTACATCTAATGTATCTGCACTACAACCTGATCTAAAAGATATAGCTTCATATCATGTTAGCTTAGTTAACGGTGGGATTATCTCCCCCAATGAAGCACGGATTGAGTTACGTTATCCAACGAAACCAGGATTCGATGATTTACGGGTTCCAGCTAACATCGCTGGTTCGGCAGTAAATCCCAGTGTAGGTGGAGCGCCACCTAAGCCGCCCGCAGATGCGACAGGTGCCAAACCTGCCACAGGTGATAAGGCACAATAAAGAGGAACTATATGGATAAAAATAAAGTACTATTTTTAAATAGTGCTTTTACCATTAAAGATATGACGGATGTTCTGCCGACTGCAGGTGACAAGATTGACTCTATCTATATCGAAGGGTACGCAAGTACTAATGAGATTGATAGATCAGGTGATGTAATACCTTCCGCAGTCTGGGAAGCAGGACTTAAGAACTATCTTAAGAACCCAATTATTCTTTCTCAGCACGACTATGATGATCCTGTAGGACGCATGGTTGAGCATAAGATTGATAGTAAAGGTTTATGGGTAAAAGCAAGAATTTCAGCAGCTGCTGAGATATTTAATTTAGTCAAAGACGGAGTACTAACAGCGTTTAGTGTTGGATTCAGGATCATGGATGCTGAATATAATGCCGTAGCGGAAGTATTCATGATTAAGGAACTGGAGCTGGTTGAAATCTCAATCGTGTCGGTACCTTGTAATCAAAATACTGTTTTCAGTTTAGCTAAAGCATTTGACAATGCTGAAGATTATAGTAAGTTTAAAGAGCAATTTGCACCCAACGGCACTTCAGCTAAAGGGCTAGAATCCACTACGGAAGCAATGAGCATAACACAAAAGGAATGGAATATGAATCCAGAAGAACTAAAGCAATTGCTTGCTGACGCTGCCAACAGTGCCGCTGAACAAGCCACCAAATCATTACTAGCAGCCCAAGCTGCCCAAACTGCTCAAGCAGCTTTGGAACTAAAGTCAGCTGCTGATCTTGACGCAAAAATCAAGTC